GAAGGTATATGTAGCGACAGAAGAAGGTATGATTCCTGCTCCCGCAGGAGTACATATGCTCGAAGACGGTTCTGAAATCGAAGTAGATGAAGAAGGAAAAATCTCCAAAATTAAAGTTGGGGAGATTGAATCTGAAATCGAAAAAGAAGAAGAAGTCGAAGAGGAAATGTCAGTTGTTGAAAAGTTTGCGGATATCAAATTGAAAGATGGGTCGATGATTCGACTTATGGGTGACGAACCAAGTGTGGGTTTGTTAGTTAATAAGTTGGATTATGATGGAAACCTATCAGCGATACATGACGGTAGTTACGAAACCACAGATGGTAAAGTAATTGTTATTACAGGTGGAGCAATTTCAGGTATCCAATCCGTTTCAGACAACGAAAAAAGAGGTGAAGGATTTGCTGACAATCAAGAATTCACAATCGCAGAAACTGACAAAGGTGTTAAGGTTGAATCCAAGACATTCGATGTTGGTGAAGAGGTAATGGTTCTTGGTGAAGATGGGTCAAAGAAACCAGCTCCCGATGGTGAACATCAAGTTGTGTTGAAGGACTCAAGTGGTAATGAGAATAAAATCAGATTTATCACAAAGGACGGCAAAATCACTGAAAGAGAAAATGTTGAAGAGATGTCAGAAATGATGGAAATCGCAAACATGTTCTCTGAAGCAATCAACAGATACGAGGTAAAACTTGATTCATTGAATGCAAAGATTTCGAAACTCGAGGAGAAATTCCAAAAGTTTTCAATGGAACCAGCAGGTTCAAAAATTTACACACAAAAAACAATAAAAACCGAATCAACTCCAATGAATTCCAAATATGAAGGATTCAAAAAATTAAGAGAGGCGTTGATTCAAAATCAAAACTAAAAACATATCAGAAATGAAAAACAATTTAAGAAAACTGAATTTCAACTATGATTTGGGTGGACTTTCTACATATGTAGACCAATTGTCTGCTGATATCATCAGTGAAGCGGTACTTACTCCTGTTACTATGAAATATGTTAATGTCATTCCGGGCATCAAGGGCACACAAAATGTGAACTTACTTTCTGAAACATTAACAGTACAAACTGGTACAACTTGTGGTTGGTCAGACCAGGGTGATGTTACTTTCACAGTAGCTCCCGTAGCAGTACAGTCGCTAAAAGTGAACCAATCACTTTGCTTACAAGAACTTAACACATTGTGGTTAGGTCAATATTTGAACGCAGGTTCATACAACGAAAACGCTCCATTCGAGCAGGCTATCGTAGATTTACAAACTCGTCAGATAAAAAGATATAATGAAGACCTTTTGTGGAACGCATCTTCAGGTTCTTCATCTTTCTCTGGTTTCATCGAGTTATTCGCTAACACAGCTGGTGTTGTTTCCTTGTCAGGTCAAACAGCTCTTTGCTCTGTAACAGGTTCTTCTACACAGGAGAAAGCTTACAATGTATTAGCACAAATCGATAACCTTATCCAAAACTTGGATAGAAATGTGTACGATAGAGATGATGTCAAAATCTACATGTCTCAAACACAGTTCAAGTGCTATTTGACTGCAATCCGCAATGTAAACAACTTCCATTTCACTGAACCATCACTTGGTCAAGTATTCACGACTTTCCATCCGCAAACAAATTATGAGGTTGTAGGATGTCCTGGTTTGAATGGTAGCGACTTAATCGTTATCGGACCGATGCAGTACATGCTCGTAGGAACGGACCTTATGAGCGATGAAGATTCATTCAGAGCGTGGTGGTCTCAGGATTTCCAAGAAGTACGCATAATGTCGGCTTGGAAGCTTGGAACACAAATCGCGTTCCCACAGTTCTTTGTGACTAACGGACTTTAATAGGCGATAAGTAATGAGGGGGTTTTGAGGGATTGATTCCCCCTCACTTATCAAAACAAATAAACGAACAACAAAATTTTAATATAAAATGGCTTGTAATCTTACCGCTGGTATCGCACTCGGCTGTCGTGATAATACAGGAGGCTTAAAGACAATGTATATAACTGATTATACAAACATCGCTTCTTTTACACAAACAACTGGTGATACCATCACACAAATTTCAGGGTCAGGCGTCTTTTATGAATTCGTGTTAATTCGTACTTCAAGTCAGCACACAGAAACTGTAAATGCATCTCTTGAAAACGGAACTGTTTTCTATCAAGGCGAAACTGTAACATTCTTCTCAAAACTTGAACAAGATAAGAGAAACATTCTTAAGACATTAGCTCAATCACAACAATTAGGTATCGTGATTGTAGATAATAACGGAGATTCATTCTTTCTTGGACAAACTTATGGTTGTTATGTAACCGCTGGTACTTCTGTCACGGGTTTAAACCTTGGCGACAGAGCTGGATACAATATCACTTTCGGTTATTTGGAACCGCTTCCAATGAACCAATTAAGTGGTTCTTTGTCTTCAATTGTAGCAGGAATGACTGTACAATAATCTATTTAAATGGTAGGGAGGATTTAACTTCCCTGCCATTTTTATATCTTTTCAGTAGATGTTAATAATCAAAGCTGGTCAGAGGAATACCCTCGTTGTTACCGTATCACAGAATTCAGAATTATCCAATCCTGAATATCTATTTTCATTTACTCATGTCTTCACGAAAGATAAAGTTAGATTTATCCCAACGGATATTTCAACTCACAAGTCGAGATATGATGAATTTGAATTTATAGAAGGAGGTGGAGTTGGGGAAGTTATGTTCCCCTATGAAGGAAGTTATACCTATTCCATTTGGGAACAACCCGCTGGTAGTGGTAACTTGAATCCGATTTATTCCTACAATCAAGTTGAGAATGGATTAGCAACAGTTTATGTGAGTTCAGCAATGACTGTCGAGAGTAATTTCGATATATTCCTTTCTAATGATGAAGAGAATTCGAATTACATATTTGCACCCGATGAACTCAATCCACCACCATCACCTACTCCAACCACAACACAAACTCCGACTCAAACCAAAACACCTACTCCGACACCGACCAATACACAGACACCAACAAATACTGCCACTCAAACACCTACAAATACGCAGACAGGTACAGGAACACCTACTCCGACTCCAACAAATACACAAACACCAACCAATACACAAACGCCAACTACTACAACCACATTAACTTCCACACCTACCCAAACTCCTACAACAACTACTACTTTAACTTCTACACCTACCCAAACACAAACTCCTACACAAACACAAACTCCTACACAAACATCCACTCAAACTCCTACCACAACTACGACTTTGACTGCTACTCCTACGCAAACTCAAACTCCAACTAATACACAGACCCCAACTAATACCCAAACACCTACAAATACACAAACACCTACACAGACATCAACGCAAACGCCAACTACAACTACAACATTAACTGCAACTCCTACGCAAACTCCAACTAATACAGCAACAATAACTCCTACTCCTTCAATTACACCATCTACATCATTTGTTAGTGGTACAACTGAAGCTGAAACTTATTTAGCTGCAGTATTGGCAGGGGGTGGAACGGGACTTACTTCGACTATTTCAGGTGCGACAATTACAATGTTCAGAGATATTATGGCTAATAATCTTTGGGACAAAATCGATATATTCTATCCAATGATTGGTGGTAATTCAGGTGGAATGAAAGTTAATGGTAAAAACCCTGGCACATATGATTTAACATTCAATGGGGGTTGGACATTCAGTAATAGTGGTGCTACAGGTAATGGAACAAATGCTTATGCAGAAACTGGTTACGCTGACACAAATACATCGTTGAATGATTATCATCAAGCAATCTATTCAATAAGAGCAGTATCAAATACAGCAATAGATTGTGGTGTTGGTTCAGCCTCTGCAAACACAAGAAGTGCAATGTATGTAAGAGAAGTTACAACATTTGGAGCTTCTGCACATAGAGCTAACTCGGGATATATTGGTTCGACATATACAGCTAATACAGGTGCTGGTCTTTATGTTGTTGATAGACCTCTTTCTAATAGTGAAAAATCATTTACCAATGGTTCATTCTCAACAAGTGCAGCAACAGCTTCAACAGCGAGAACATCAAATACTTATGTATTTGGAGCTAGAAGAATTGACAATCAAGTTACAGAAGCATTCAGTAATAGAGGATATTGTTGGTACAGTATTGGTAAATCACTTTCTGATTCTCAACAATCAACATTCTCAAATATCATAAACACCTTCCAAACAACATTAAATCGAAATACTTATTAACATGGAATTTGTAGCACCCCTAACAATTCATCAGAAAGATTCTTTGGTTGGACAATTAGTTCAAATCGATTGGTATTTTAATCCAATATTAAGTGGAGGAACGGAGCCTTGGGTAATATCTGAACAAGAGATTACAGCTTCAATTTATCCTGAACACGAATGGGTTAAAGATTTACCTCTCGTTGAATATAATCCACCAGTTCCACCATCAGGTTCTACAATCAATTGATTATAGACCAAAAAAAATATATTTATTATTATGAGTGAAAACATTACGCCAGATAGAAAATTGTCTCAAGACACTCTAAAGGTTTTTGAATTCGGTATTCCTGCTCGAGTTCCAATCATTGAAGAAAATCTTTTTATCAATACAAGAACGCCATGGGTATGGTACGGTATCGCAAACATGGCACCTCAAGAACTCATCCGTTTATATAATTCAAGTCCAACACATAGAGCTTCAATTCAATCAAAATGGTTTGGTGTAAGAGGTGAAAGTTTAATTTCTGAAGTAGGAAAGGAGAATAAAATGATTATGGTAAATTCTCTTGGTGATACACTTTATGACATTTGGAGTAAGTGTTGTCTCGACTTCATACTTTATGGCGGATTTAGTTTAAATATAGTGTGGAGAAAAGACCGTGATTTAGGATTCGAGATTTACTATATGGACTTCTCAAAATTAAGAGCCGCAAAATCTGATTTATACGACAAAATTCATCATTACTATTATTGTATTGATTGGTCTTTTTATAAGAAACCTGGTTTTGAACCAAGAAAATTACAAGCGTTTGACCCGAGTGCGGAAGAACCATCTCAAGTATTTTATTATACAACTCACAGTGCTGGTAATAACTACTACGCAACCCCAAGCTATTGGGGCGGTGCTACAGCGATAGCGACAGAGGTCGAAATCTACAATTGGTGGTATAACAATATTTGTAATGGATTACAACCATCATTATTTGTTTCATTGTCACCAGTACCAGGTCCTGAAGAAAGGGAAGCGATATACCAAAATTTATCGGGCAAGTATGGTGGAAGTAACAATAGCGGAAAATTATTTTTGACATTTAGCGACAACAAGGACCAAGCCCCTGTCGTAGAACAAATTCAACCAAACTCAAGTGACAAACAGTTCTTGGAAATGGGTGAAGCGGTTCAACAAGCGATTCTCACATCACATCAGATAAGCTCACCTGAACTCTTGGGTATCTCTACTCCTGGTCAACTTGGTACACCTGACCATCTACTCGCACAGAATCATTTTCAGAACCTCGTTATAAAGCCGATTCAAACTGAAATCAAAGTTGTCTTCGAGAAGATTCTTTTATTAAGAGATAAAGAACCTGTCAAGTTTGAAATAGAACAATTCAAGATGGTTACGGTTCAAGATGAAAAACCAATCACAAGAATTGAAGAAGAAAAAGTTGAAGATGTCGGAGTACAGAAAGACGAACAAATAAACGACCAAGAAAATTTAAAATAATATGTCATCACCTGGTATTGTAGCTCAAAATGTGCTGTTGCTTTCGGAGGTAAAACTTAAAAATTTCACTGATATCGACCCCAATGTTGACGCAGCGATTCTCCTTCCATTTGTTCAAGTTGTACAGCAAACAAAATTAGAATATATCATTGGTGCCCCTTATTATAGGTCTCTTTTGAATCAAGTAGAAAATGGAACAATAAGTTCAAATCAAACTGATTACAATTTCTTGGTTTATTTCGCACAACCAGCACTTATTTGGTGGGCGTATGCGGAAGCTCTCCCATCTGTGATGTTTAGAATAAAAAACCAAAGTATTCAAAACAATTCGCCAACAACAGTATCAATCTCTGACATGAATTACATGCAGAAAAGAGCAGACGATAGAGCACAATTTTTCGAAGAGAGAATGAAACAGGAGATTATTTTCAATTCAAATCTGTATCCACTTTGTTACAATTATACTTCGAATCAAGGTTTGTTTCCGCATCTCTCAAAGCAATGCTTCAGTGGTGTACATATACCAAATGGTTCATGGGAAAGTAATCCTTATTACATGGCTCGTGTTTACGGTTTAGGTTACTATTCAGGTCCTGAATATGCTTGTTGTGGATTTTAACTATTAGAAATGAATTTGGAAAATATTTTAACTATACTTGGTTCTAATGTCGTTGTGAGTTTCCTATCT